ACTCCGTGGAGGAGGCGCGTAGTCGGTGGATGACACAGAGAGCGTGGAAGAGAGAACACTTGGTGGGAATCCAAGAGTACATCGACCAGCTCCCTATATCACCCGCCGAGGCGGAGCTACCACCTTTTCAACCGATCCCGACCAACAAGAGCTGCTTGGAGGCATCCACCCGTGAGGGCGGCGCCGCCAAGGCCTTGCAGGACAAGATCTTTGAGAAGCTGGTGCGAGATGTGCAAGCCCACCGTCATCAACAGCTTCATGGCTACGCCATGAAGATGAAGAATAGGCAGGAAAGGCATGCTGAGCAGCGTAAGTACATCAACCTTCAAGAGAAGGTTCAGTGGCACTCACGCAGGCCCACCATCCCGGACCTCGACATGGTCCAGGACATCTACGGTCGCAACATTGAACCCGCCATGAAGCCACATCCCTTAGTAGAGATGGGCGGCAAGGTTCGTGTCGTGACGCTCCACCCCGCTGAGGAGGTGACTCTTGCTCGGTGGTATACCAGCCTGTGGCTAAGGAGCTTGAAGAAGTGTGTTACCACCGCTTCAATGCTCCGGGGACTGAAGGTCGAGATGAAGGGACAGGGGAAGGACCCCCTGCTCTTCAGCGCGGACCTGACAGCCGCCACGGACTTCATACCACATGAGCTCGCTCAATCCGTTGCAGTGATGATTTGCAAAAAGATCGGGCGAGCACAAGACACACCTTACGTGACCAAGATGTTCGCAGGAAAGGTCCTAAAGGGACACGGAACCACTGTTAATGGGGTTCACATGGGCCTAGGACCCTCCTGGATCATCTTGTCACTACTCAACGGCTACGCCGCATGGAGGGCAGGTGCCAACCGCAAATCACATCACATTTGCGGTGACGACCTTATCGGCTTTTGGGCCAGCGACATCAAGGACAAGTATGTCTCTGTTCTTGAGGAGCTAGGATTGCAGTGCAATCGTTCCAAGAGCTTCTATGGTCGTCGTGGCGTGTTCTGTGAGAGACTTGTTTCGATACACGAGGACGGGATCGCGAGAATGAGGGACGTTGGTCACCTATCTGCGATCACGGCCGCGAAGTATGTCG